TATGAAAAGTTTGAGGCAATTGTTGGTTCAATGCGTGGAGCAACCGAACAAGAAATCTACAAAAGAAATCACAAGTCACCAACAATATATTTTAAGTATGAACGAGTATTATCAGGAGCACCTGATAGAGAATTCTGTTCATCAATAGAAAACAGATACTTTCGTAGATTAGAAATTGATTTATTAAGGGACACCAATGTAGAGTTTGGACACGAAGGTCAAGCATACTCAAAGTGGTTATACAAGGGAGGACCAAATTGTGTTCACGCTTGGAAGAAATACTTATTCCAAAACAAATCAAAATCAGATGAAGGGTTCGCAGAAGGTAAGGCAGGTATGCCACCAAAGTCAATGCCGAATAATGGATACTACTCACCAGAAACAAAAAGAAAATCAGAGGTTGCTTATATCGTATCCCAACAGAATATGTCTAAACAAATGTTTAAGGCAGACGATGAACAACGAATGATTTATACTCCACTTATGTTACCAAACATTCTTATTCCAAGAATTGAAAATGATGAAACATATTTCGTAAGATTTAAACCAGAAGTAATTGAAAAGATTAGAAATAAGTTTATGATTGAGGGTAGGTTAAGAGCCTCAAACCTTGAACATAGTGACCAAAAGTTTAACGATATTGTTATGGTTGAATCGTGGATTGTTACTGGTCCAATGGACAAAGTATATCAATTAGGATTTACAGAACAACAAGTTCCATTTGGTTCTTGGATTGGTGGTTATAAGATATTAGATACAGAAGAAGGTGATATGATTTGGAATGATTATATTAAGTCAGGAAAAGTTAAAGGTGCCAGTGTGGAGGGTGAGTTCTTATTAAAGTTCTACAAACAAGATTTTACACAAGAAGACATTATACTTGATGATATTATTAACATATTGAACCAAGTAAAATAGTTGTGTTTTTATATCACAACAAAACAAAAGTATATTTATTATACATAAACAATAAATTTAAATAATTTAAATTATGAACGCAAAACAAGCAATTGATAAAATCGCAGAATTGTTAAAATTTACATTCAAGGCTGAAAAATTCTATACAACAAAATTAGAAGATGGAACTGAAGTAACTAATAACCTAGACGAAGATTTGAAAATTGGTCAAGTATTGTATGTTGTAGGTGAATCAACACTTACACCGGCACCCGCTGGTTCGCATATAACTCGTGAAAATCTTAAGGTAACCGTTGATGCTGAATCAGTGATTATCGCAATTGAATCAGGTGACACCATCGCAGAAGATGCTGTTGAATCAAGTGCTGAAGAAATGGCAGAAGTAGGTAGTCCTGAATCAGGAATTACTGAAGAGCCAGCATCAGGAGTTGAAAGTGAAAACGATGGACTAGACAGATTATTAGGATTACTAGGTCCAATGATTGAGGAAATGACGAAAATGAAATCGGAAATGGAATCAATGAAAGGAAAAATGAGTGCTGATTTATTAGCATTAAAAAATGATTTCAATAGTTTTAAGAAATCACCAGAAAAGTTTTCTGTAATTGAAAAGAAAACTATGACTGAAACTTTTGAAGATTATAAGTTAGAACTTATTAAATCATTAAGAAAATAAACAATAAAAAAAACAAAAATTAATAAACATTATGGAAAAGAAAAAGTTTTCATTCAATTACGATTTAACAAACCTTCCTACATATAACTCATATGGTTCGGATATGTTAATCAAGGCAATTTTAGGATTAACATTACCTAAATATGCTACAATCAGACCTAACTTAAAAGGAACAACTGAAAAAGTAGGTTTTGTAACAAACGATGTTATCTTACAGGATTTATCTTGTGGATTTGACCCAACAGGTGATACAGTTCAGAACTTGGTTACCGTTGACTTATGTAATAAAAAAGTGAATCAACAATTATGTCCTTATAGTCTCTACGATACATACTTGAGTCAGTCATTAACTAATGCTAACTTTCAAGAAAATGTTCCATTTGAAGAGGTAATTTTAACAGATATTTCTAATAGAATTGCTAATCAAGTAGAAAAACAATTATGGCAAAACACAACTACAACTGGTGGAACTTATGGTTCGGCTTGTTTCGCTGGTGTTGGTCAATTAATTACATCAGGTAATGGTGCTACTCAAATCGCTTACACTGCTGCTACAGCATCAAACGGTTTAGATGTATTTTCTGCTATCTACCAAAACATTCCTGCGAATGTATTACACAGAGACGATTTAGTTATCTTCTGTTCTTACGCTAACTACAGAGCACTTGTTGCTTCTATGAGAAATAGTTCATTCGTGAATTTATTTACATTAGATAGTGCTGGTTCTACTAGTGGTGAAGAATGGTCATTAATGTTACCAGGTTCAAATGTAAGAGTAATTCCTACAGTTGGTCTTGATGGTGTTTCAGCATATTATGCTGGACCTGCTGGCTATTATATGGTTGGTATGAACAGTGAAATTATGACCGTTAAATCTATCTATGACCCATTTGAAGACATCGTTAAAATTCAAGCGCATGTTACTTATGGTTTAGGTATTTTTGATGTGGCATCTTTCTGTCTTTGTAAGTAATCAATAGTGTCGTAAGGCACATAAAAAAATAAAATTAAAATAAAAATATATTATGGCATCTTGTTATATTCAAACCGGATACACTTTAGATTGTAGAACAAGTTCAACAGGTGGTTTAAAAACTGCTTGGTTCTTGGGAGGAGTTGGAAGTGAAATCACTGGTTATACTACATCAAATGGAATGGTAACTGCTATTGGTGGAACTGGAACTTGGTTTCAATTCCAATTACCAAAGCAATCTGCTTCATTAACAGAAAACTTGGGTGTAAATACTACATCACAGTCGGTAACATTCCAACCTGAACTGGTTCTGAACTTACCGAAATTAGACACAACATTACGAGATGTTGTGGTGGATTTAGTTTCACAAAACGAAGTATATGCTCTTGTAGAAGACAACAACAACCGTTACTGGTTAGTGTTCCTTGATAATGGAGGAATTGTTTCTGCTAGTTCATTACAAACTGGTATGGCTTACACAGATTTAAATGGAGCATCTGCTCTTACTATTTCTGGTGGTGAACCTACATCAATTAGAGAAGTAGATGTAACTACTACTATCGCAGCGGTATTCACTGCGGGTGGTTTTACATTCCAATCTTAATAATTAAAATTAAAGGGGGAGTTAAATGCTCCCCTTTTATTAGCCAAAAAAAAGTATTATATGATTAAATGGGGAGGTAAAAATTGGAGACCTGGTAGTCCTGCTAAAAGACAACCAATCAATCAATCTATTGAAGAGTTAATGAAACCTTTGGGTGAAAAACTACACAAGGGTAATGTGTGGCAAGTGGTAATGAATGTTCCTGAACAAACATCTGCTCCTGATATTACTCCAAGTCCTACTCCAACTTTAACAAATACTCCCACACCAACAATAGGAACAATAACAATATCATTAACAGGTGAATATTCTAGAGGTTCAATTAACGCAAACTATATTGCTTCATCTAATAACCCAACTAATGTTGATGTGAATATATCATTTGTTGATACTTTGGGAACTATAAGTGGTTCTCCAATAGTAATTAGTGGTTCTGTTACAATTCTTTCAGGTCAAACAAATGGAAGTAGTTATTATACAATTGGTGATGATTATAATTTATTAAATGATACGAGTGTATTTAGTTCAGTTATTGTTTCATATTCAGGTTCAACATCAAGCACATTTGTTGTTAATACAACATCGGAATTTAATGTAACACCCACCCCAACTCCAAGTGTAACTGCTACACAAACGCAAACCCCAACTAATACACAGACACCAACGAATACTACTACTCCAAGTGTTACTCCAACTAAAACTGGAACACCAACCCCTACGCCAACAAGTTCTGCGGTGCCAGTAACGCCAACACCTACGCCATCAAAAACTCCATTCTGTAAAAGATATAATGGAACTATGGCTTCATTAGGAAACGGACAAACTTGGAATTATACTCAATGTAATAATCTTGGTGGAACATTTACTTTAAGTAGTTCATCAGCAGCATCTAACTTTACTATATTTTCTAAATCAGGTGCTCCTACTAAATCAAGTGGAACTGGAAGTATTACTTGGACTGATGCTGGTTATCAATCACCTTGTGTTGGTTCAATATCATATTCAGCATCTGAAGCCGGTTGTTGTTTAACTGGTTATATTGAAATAACTGATTGTGGTGGTAATACTAATCGTTATAGATTACAAGATGGGGTTAGCTCTTATGCTGGTTGTGGAACATTAGTTTCAAGTTTAAGAGCAAATATAGGTAGTAATGGTGCTTGTTCAACATAATTAAAATAATATGTATGTAGTTGATGGAATTGCCTTTGATGAATATTATGTTGAAAGTGTTTTATTAAACCTTATCAGTTGTGTTATTACATTAAATGTTATTTATCATAAGGACCAAAAAAGAATAACGAGATTAAAACAATTTATATTTCCAACGACTTGTGATGTT